GTGGGCGGGTGTCACGAAAAACGACGGCAACACCAATTACGTCGTCGGCAGCGCGATGGGTCCGATCACCTACCGCGAGGATGGCAACAAGACTGTTCGGTCGTGGGTGGAAACAGGCGGATCGCTGAACCTCGCCGCCGACGAAACCAATGACGAGGGCGTGGAAATCGTCATGGCCGATGGGGTCAACGAAACACTCGGGGACGGCTGGATTGTTACTGGCACCACGGGCGGCTGTTTCGAGGCGACCATCACCATCACCAACATCAGCGCCACCGACCAAGTGCTGATGGGCTGGCGCAAAGCCGAAGCCTTCCAAGCCGCCAACGACTATCAGGGCTACGCGGATTGGGCGGTCATCGGCCTGCGAAGCACAGACGGCGCGATTGTGGCGACCGGCGAACGCGCCGGGGGCGGCACCCTCACGAATGACGCCAGCGGGGTCACATGGGCTGACGGGCAGAGCAAGACGCTGAAGTATTGCATCTCGTCGGGGCGAGCGGTGACGGCCTTCGTGGATGGGGCGGCGGTGACACTGACGAACTCTGGTGGCGCGGGTAATCTGATGACCACGGCGATCAACATGGCCCCGTTCGTCACCTACCGCCACGGGGCTGAAGCCGCCAACGCTGGCGTGAGCGTGTCCCGCTGGTCCTTCATCCGACAGTAGATAGGAGCATCCATGACCATCACCCTCACCCCCGACCTCGCAGCGGGCCTCGCCCGTGCCGCCCAGACCCGGCAGTTCGCCAGCGCCGACGACTACGCGCTCCGGCTCCTGACCGACGCCGCCACGCAGGGCTGCGCCGAACTCAAGGCCGAACAGTCCGCGAAGCGCCTCGCCGTGCTGGACGCCAAGCCCGAGATCGCGGCCGCGGTGGATGCCGAGGTCAAGAAGGCCGACGACGCGACGGTGGAGGCCGACGCGACGGCGGGGCCGGGGGTCGAAAAGGAGATCAAGTGATTCGGCAGCACTGGAAGTCCATCGTCATCGGGTTTGGCGCGGCCATTCTGGGCGGGCTGGTGTTCCTGGCCGGCCAGCATCTATGGAACGACCACGCCGACCACCACGCCATGCTCCAGTGGGCCGTCCAAGTGCAGCAGGCGCAGGCGCGGGCGGCGCAGGCCGCCCCTAAGTAGGACGCCGATGGCTCTGTCGCTGGTGACCGCCCCGACCGTCGAACCGCTCACGCTGGCTGAGGTGCGGACCCATCTGCACCTGGACGGCCAGAACGCGGAGCCGGCGCCCACGGCGGCCACGGTGGCACTGGTCGTGGCGGCCGGCAATGTCACGGCGGGCGCGCATCGGTATCTGGTGACGTTTGTGACGGCCGATGGCGAGACGGAAGCGGGCGCGGTGTCAGCGGCGGTCACGACGATTCTGGCCACGCACGGCCAGGTGGCGGTGTCGGCCATTCCGATCGGCGGGTCGGGCGTGACGCAGCGCAAGCTGTACCGGACCGCGGCGGGCGGTAGCACCTACCTGTTACTGACCACGCTGACCAACAACACCGCCACGACCTACACCGACAACATCGCGGATGGATCGCTCGGGGCGCAGGCGCCCACGACGAACACCACGGCAGACCCCGAGCTGGTGTCGTGGATCTCCACGGCCCGGCAATATGCCGAGACGTTTACGCACAGAAGTCTCATCACGCAAACGTGGGATCTGAAACTGGACGGCTTCCCGTCCGGTGACATCTGGCTGCCGCGTGCGCCGCTCGTGTCCGTGACCAGTGTGTCCTACACCGACACGGCCGGCGCACCGCAGACGTGGGCGGCCACGAACTACAGCGTGGATGCGCTTGTAGGGCCTGAGTGTGGCCCGGGGCGCGTCATCCCGAACTACGGCGTCTACTATCCCTCCACCTACGGCGCGCCCAACTGTGTGACGGTGCGCTTTGTGGCGGGGTATGGCGCGGCGGCTGCAGTGCCGGCGGGCATCAAGTCGGCGATGAAGCTCTTGATCGGACACTGGCACACGAACCGGGAGGCCGTCACAGTGGCCGGGATGACCGAAGTGCCGCTGGCGGTCAACGCGCTCTTGTGGCCCTACAAAGCCTTCCATGCCTAGCGCCGTCCGCGTTCCCACAACCGGCGACCTCCGAGACCGCGTGCGGTTGGAGGCGCTGGTGTCGACGCCAGACGGGCATGGCGGGTCCGCGTCGTCGTGGACCATCATCGACACCGTCGCGGCGGCGGTGTGGCCGGTGTCCGGGCGTGAGGCGGTGCTGGCTGAGCAGATGACGGCGGTCGTGTCGAGTGTGGTCTGGATTCGGTATCGCGCGGGCGGCGTGTCGGTGAAAAGCCGCGTCCGCTTTGGAGCCAGGATTCTGGAGATAGAGGACGCATCAGATCCAGACGGGCGCAAGGTGTGGCATCGGCTGATCTGCTCGGAGACGGCGCTGTGAGCCCGAGCTACTCCAGTTTGGACGCCGTGAGCAGCGCCGTCTATTCGACGCTGAACGTCGCGTCGCTACTGGCGCTGGCGCCGGGCGGGGTCGGGGACGCGATCGAGCAGACCACCGGGTTTCCGTGCGTGCTCTATGTGGCGCAGGAAAAGTCGGTCGGCGGGCTCGGCACGCGGCCGGGCACCGGGCGCACGATGCAGGTGGATTTAAGGGTCCACGTGTTCTCGAACTACCAGGGCCTGTACGAGGCGCAGCAAGTGATGAGCAAGGTGGTCGAGCTTCTCACGACGACTCTGAGCGTGGCCGGGTACACGGCCGTGCCCTATCCGTTCCACGATGACACGATCCCGCTCGGCAACGAGGTCGTGGCGGGGGTAGTCGTGCGCGAACTGGTGAGCAACTGGCGGCTGTTCGTCTCGGAGGTCGTGGCATGAGCGAGCAGCCGGTTCCGTTCAACCCGGTGATCGTGGCGCCCGACGGCCGGCCCGCGCGTGACCCGCGCGACGAACGCTGTCCCGACTGTGGATCGGGGCCCGACAAGCGCGTTCTCTCGGGCGGGTTCGGCGCGCCGTGGGAGGTCTGCCGCGTGTGCGGCCATGAATGGCGCGAGGGGCAAACATCATGAGCGAGAAATACGGATCGGGCGACGTGGCCTTTTTCCTTGTCGATGGGCTCAATATGCTTCCGTCGGCGTTTCGTGGGATGTCCTTCGGCGTGAAACTCCTCACGCAACTCACCAACGGTTTTGGCACGACGAGCAAGGCCAACACGCCAAACGGCATCTCGGAATACTCGCTATCGATGGACGAGGCGCTGCTCGACACGCTGACCGGCGCCACGCACGCCACGCTGAAGGCGATGTCCGCGGCCAGCCGGATCGTGTGTTGGGGTGTGGAGGGCAACGCGGCCGGCAAGCACGCCAGTATGGCGGCGGCGTCCTACCTCGTCGGGTACGTCCCGACGGCGGCCAACGAGACCCTGATCAAGGCCAAGGTGGAACACCTCATCAGCGGCGTGATCGACGACGGAGAGATCGTGCAACCGCTCGCGGCGAAGACGATTGATTGGAATACGACCGCGACGCCGGCTGACTTCGCGGACGATTCGGCGCAGCGCGGCATCCCGATCCTGAGTTCGAGCGTGGCGAGTCCGAGCATCATCACGACGGACGGGGCGCACGGGCTGGTGGACAACGACAAGGTCGCGATCTTCGGCCATGTGTCGGTGGCGCCCGACATCAACGACAATCCGACGGCCTCGGAAGCCTGGAAGCTCATCAGCCACACGGTGACGGTCACGGGCGCGGGCGGGTCTGACAAGTTCTCCATCCCCGTCAACGTGACGGACGGCGGCACGGGCGGGCGTGTGGTCAAGCTCAACCGCACGGGCGGCGTGGGCTACATCCAGGTGACGGCGCTGGCGGGGCTGACCGGATTCGTCGGCAAGATTCGCCATTCAGACGATGCGAGTTCATGGGCCGACCTGGTGACGTTCAGCAACATCACGGCGGCGCCCGGAAAGCAGCGCGTGACCTACGCAGGAGTGTGCAAGCGTTATCTGAGCTTCACGGGAGACGTGACAGGGACGGGCTCGCTGACCGTGTTCGCGGGTCTCAGTCGGACGTAACGGCCCCACGGGGCGAGACAGGAGCAGTCGCATGCCAACGTTGCACGGTTCGTCGGAAGTGATCGTCACCCTCGAAGACTCCCCGGGTGGAACCGCCCGGACCATCACGCCGTATCTGCGTGAGATCGGCGGGGTTGGTGTGAAGCTCATCACGCAGCAGACCAACCCCTTCGGGTCCACCTCGAAGGCCAACACGCCGACGGGGATCACCGAGACGCCCGACATCGACTTCGGCGGGTTCTTCGACACGACGGCGGACTCCGGCATCAAGGCCGTGTTCACGATCACGGCGTCCGACTCCGCCGTCAACAGCGTTGGACGCGAACTGGTGGTCACGCTGGCGACCGGCACGACGTTCACCATCCATGTCCATCTGACCGAGTTCATGATCTACCCCAAGGGCGACGCGCTCACCGAGTTCAAGGCGAAGGTCGTCCAGATGGGCGCGGGGGCGTGGTCGTAACATGGCTTCCCCCTTTGCGTCGCATTCTCAGGTGACGATCCCGGTTCCTGATGACGCAGGTCAGACGATGACCTTGCGCAAGCTGACGGGACGGGAAGTTGAGACGTGCCAAGCCGAGCACAACCGGGACATCCTCGCGGGCAAGTCGTCGCGGGGATGGTCGGCCGCCTTTCAGCGGATCGTGAGCAAGGCCACGGCCAGTGACGCGGACGTACGGGCCGTGGCGGCTGACCCATTGATCGGCTTCAACCGGTTGGCGGTGGTGCGGGCGGGGCTGGTGGCGTGGAGCTACAAGGTGCCGGTCGTGGCTCAGGCCGAGCACGACGGTGGCGCTGACGCCGTGGCCGACCTGGACGATGAGCGGTTGGAGTGGGCAGCCACGGAGATCATGCGGTTGACCAAGCCGGCCCTGTTCCAGACGCCCGCTGATGCGGAGACCGAAAGAAAAAACGCGCCCGGCTCCTCCATCGCGCTCTGAACGGGGAGGGGCTGTGCCCGCTCACGCTGTGGATTGACCGGCTCTGCCGGGAGTTCGGGTGCCTGCCGAGTCAGGCGATGCGCGAATGGCAGGATTCGCCGGTCGGGTTCCTCGAGGATCTGCTGTGGGTCCGGGTCTACGCGCAGACCAAGGCGGTATATGACCAGCGCGCGTATGTGGATGAGAAGACGCGGCGCGCGCAGATGCAGGACCCCATGATGCGCCTGGTTCACGACACCGACCTGGCTTTAGCGGCGGAAGAACAGGCGCGGCTGAAAGCAACACAGCATGGCTGACGGCTACACCATGACGGTCGAGGCGACGGAGCTGATCGCCAAGCTGGACAGGCTTGGACCGTCGGCTGATTACGTCACCCGTGAAGTTGGACGCGAGACGGCCAAGCTGATCGTGGCTGAGGCCAAGCGGAGAGTCGCGCGCGCCTCTGGTGATACGCAAACCGGCATCCATTGGGAGATGACGCGAGACGGGAAAGGCTACGTGGTGCTGGCGTATGAGGCGGGCAAACAACCGCCCGTTGACTGGTATCTCGAACAGGGCACCAAGTTTCTACGCGCGCGGCCGTTCTTCATGAGCAGTGCGCTACTCGAAGAGGGCCCACACATGCGCCGGCTCGAAGAGGCTGTGCAAAAGTTTCTGGACGACGTAGGACGATAACCAATGGCCAATATGACCGTCCGGATCGTCGCCGACACGGGCGAGCTTCGCAAAGCCTTGCAGGACGGCATCGCGCAGATCACGGCCGTTGGCCCGTCGGTGGAGAAGCTCGCGTCCACGTGGTCCGCGCATAGTCAGGCGATGGTGGAGAAGGCGCACCTCATCACAGCGGCGGTCGACCAGATCGGCGGAGTGACGAACCTCACGAGCCGCGATGCGTCGAGCGCGTTCAACACGCTGACCGCCGCGATGGAACACATGCGGGCGAAGGGCCAGGCGATCCCGCCGGAGATGGCGGCGACGGCGGCGGCGCTGCGCGGGGTCACGACGGCGACGCATCCGGCCGTGATAGCAACAGACTCCTGGACCGCGAGCATCGGCAAGATGGCGGCCGGGTATGTGACCGGGATGCTCACCATCGAGGGCGCCAAGCGCGTTATCGGCGAACTGATCGGGTTTGTGCGCGAGTCGATCGCGGCGGCGGCCGAGGCGGAAGCGATCCAGGTGCGGCTCAACTCGGCGTTGACCAACACACACCAGCCCGTGCTGGCTGTCTCGGCCGCGTTCCGCGACTACGCCTTGCACATGCAGGCGACGACCGTCCTTGAAGATGATGCGGTGATCTCGGTCATGGCGCTGGCCACCGAGATGGGCGTGATGGCCGGCGACATGGGCGCCGTGATCTCCGCGTCTGCGAATCTGTCGGCAGCGTGGGGCGTGTCGCTGCAAGACGCGATGGAGATCATCGTCAAGGGCGGCGAGGGCATGACCAAAGCCTTCCGCGCGCACGCGATCGAACTGGACGCGACGAAGGTGGCCTCGGA